GTTCATGCAACCAAACTGGGATTTGAGAGTGGGGGATCCTAGTGCGAGCCGTTAAACCTCGCACTATGTTGTCTATCTTCTGCTTATTAGGAGCGACCCTACGCACCCTAACAGCACCATCACCTCCGATGTCTTCATAGTAGGAATCTTCTAACTCATTCCAACAAATATCCTCTATCCACTCCCGATCTCTACGGACCCACATATTACTGTACCATTCGTAAAAGTCTCCTCTAAAAACCCATAAGCCCTTCTTACCGCTAGGAGTTCTAAACACACCCCTTAAAAGAGCATCTGCTATCTTCATAGGTTCGACAGAAGTTAGTGGTCTGTCTTGTGTTCCAATAGTCATTGGTGTATCCTTATATTATGGCACGACGAAAAAAAACCCAAGAAGAACTCAGGAGAGAAATGGTTACGAAATACGGGGATCGGGCTTGGGATCGAAAGGGTGATCCTGAGGGGAAACACAGACGAGATATTACATCAATGATGAATCCTCAGGAGACGACTAATTGGTTAGATACAACTACGATTAGCGGTTTTGTTGACGATGCTCGACAAAACAATCCTACCACAATTCTTCCTCGGCCGCAGTTCTCAAACCAAGAAAGATCGTTAAATCAATTAAGTAATGATGCTCGCATGGACGAGATGGTTACCTCGGCAAAGAACCAATACCAAATGTCTCAACTTCGAAACATGACACGGCCCCAGGTTGGACCCTTCCCAGCGGGTATCGGTTCGGATACAAGTAATGTTATAAATAGTAGAATAGATGCTGGTGCAGGAGTACCAATAGAAAATATAGTTAGAGGAAAGGCTACGGCAGAGTCGAGGAGGCCTAATATTCCAACTTACGAATATCCCGAACAATCACTCGATGGTGGGGATATAGGGAACACAATAAAGTTATTAGGTTATTTAGGTATTTCTACTGCTGCAGCAGTAGAAATAATAAGAAATTATAATAGAACCAATACAGATTCAGATCTAAAGAAAGCAGCTAAAGCAACCGATGCCCCTTTTGAAATGTCAAAGCCTACTACAGTAGTAACTGAAAGATCTAAGATCAATCCAAGAAGGTGGACTCCAGAAGCAGTACCTTTAGTTGATTCTGGTAAAATGAAAAGAAGACCCCAATGGGAATATAAGGATCTTGAGGGTAACCCCCTAACCCGTAAAGAGGCTGTAGAATTAGAAAGAAACTGGAGGGCAGCAAAAAGCGAGGGGTTCCTTCGAGATAAAGTAGGAAAACCTTTAAAAGCCGGAGTTAAAGCGGCAGCTAAGGTAGTTCCTGACAGATGGAAAGGTAAAAAAGCAGAAACAGCAGAAGCAAAAGCAGAAGCAGAAGCAAAAGCGGCAGTTGAAGCAGAAGCGGCAGTTGAGGGTGAAGGACTAGTTGAAGAATCTAAACCTGTAGAATCTGATAAAGCTCCAGAAGTTAAACCTGCAGAGGGGGGAGAACCCGTTAGAGTAGAGGGTGAAGGAAAAGTTGAAAAACCTCTTAAGGGTCAAGGGGAATTATTTGATATGGGTCCTGTGGTTGCACCTGAACCTATTTATGATAGATCGATGCACCCGGCTGAAGCTTTTGTTAAAAATCAAGTCGAGAAACATGTAAACAGGGAAATTGCTAGATATGCTGAAGAGGGTAGAACCTTGACTGAAGCAGAGATTGATAATCTTAGAAGGTCTCGAACACAAGTATGGAACAAAGTTGAACCTGAGATGTTAACGAAAGCGATGGAGCATGAAATTCGTAAGATAGCCAAAACAAAAGGTTGGCTTGCGGCCACTGAAAGTATATATGCTAACACTCTTAACCCAAGAACCGGGCAACCTCTTACCAGCTCGCAACTGGAAGGGATGAGTGAAGCCCTAGAAAAGCAAGCTATAGGGCAAGAAATTCGTCAAGCAGAACAAGCTGCTAAAGCTGCTAAAAACCCACCCGGTGCAAGACGAGCATTTGCAAATCCAAGTGCATTTGGTTTCGGTCAGGGACAATTTTTAAATCCCAAAGCAAACCTACAAGCACTTACAAAAGGTGGCGTGGGGTCTACTATGACTAAAGGTATTGGTCTGGCGATGACTCCTGAAATGATAAACCAAGGCATTGATTTCACAAAACAAAATCTTATAGATCCTAGGGACGCAGCACTTGATGAGGCAATCAGAAGTCCCGGTGCTACTTCATATGACATGGCATCGGCTGTGCCGGGAACTATAGCGGGTGTAGGAGACTTTTTAGCATCACTCGGAGATTTCTCAAGCCCAGTTCCAAGCGGAGAAACCGGTAATTTACCGGGTATTGGGAGTATAGGAGGACTAGAATTTAATCCTGGATATCTTGCAAACCTATACAACCCAACCGTAGGTGCAACGGCTAGGTTATCAAGTAGACTTGGAGGTCCCGACTTTGGATTACCTCATGAGTTAAAAGGTGCTACTCATCCTACTATCTTCTCAGATATGGTGCCTAACATTCCCGGTTCTGCTCAAGGTGGAAGTTGGGGAGGTCTAGCGGATCAATGGAGAGGGGTCCCTGAAGATTTAGGAACTATAGGGAGATATGCTGGTGGTCGGGCCAAAGAAACCCTCGACGGCTTCGTGGATTCTCTAATAGGTGGTAGAACAACCTTTACTGGTGGGTACGCACCATCAATGGCACGATAATGAGTGAACAATTTTATATAGGGTTCGGCTCGGGTATTAAACTTCTCTCGGAAGATTGGTATATCAAAGAGTTTGGAACAAACATCACGAAGAAAGCGTTTCGATCATTTTGTCGAGCACTTAAAGTCCCGTTAATTGAAATGGGTAAAACAACTTACGTCGAAATGAACTCTTTCCAACTCGCACTTAAAGCCATTACTAGAGTGGGGGAAGAAGACTTCTATGTGTCGGGATGTCAATCGATAGCGACAGGAAAACAGAAGCCTTCTAAGCTAGATCCTGCTTATGTAGCAAAGAATTTAGAACCTCTACTGTGTGAACTTCTAGCCTGTAAAACTATGGGGGGGCTTAATATGACAACAGATGTTAAAAAGGCAGCACAAAAAGCTGCGTATAGAATGGCAAGAGCAGGGCTAGCAGAACTACCCGAAGAATACCAAAACACTTATACTAAGAAATCAATTCGAGTATTTGGTGACATAACCAAGCGTCCAGGGAGTATACTAGATTTATATGAACAAGAAGAACTTAATGAAGAACCCGACACAGGGGACGATCCAGAAGACAACTCCTGAGGATATCATAACCTCCTTCTACGGATTAGACGGTGCAGCAGCGGCTCTTAAAGCATCCGACTTTGATCTCATGGAGGAAATGAGTACTATCATTCAACACTCACGAGACCCTGATCCAAAGGTAAGTCTCGCTGCATTAAAACAATTCCGTTCTGTTATGAAAGAAATCACCAACAACAACGGTATGTTTGCTACTATCCAACAAACAGAAATGATTGACGAGAACACTAGTCGTACTATGTCTTCGTCGACACTCCTAACTAACCTGAGGAATCAAAATGGCGAAATCAGTAACCAAAAAGAAATCAAACAAAAGCACGAAATCATCTGCCCCAAAGAAGGAAGTAAAAAAAGTAACGAAGAAGCCTGAGTTAGATTACCTATCTAATCAAGCAGTCTCTCTCTTACAAACCTCTACTACAATGGAGTTCCTACAACTTGGAGCCACCGCCATCAGAGACCTAGGTGTTTACGATTTAGAATTGTGGAGTGGGGGGTTTGAGAATCTATACAAGATAACTTTTAATACTCTTTTTGATGAAAACAGAAAACTAAGAGAACAATTTTATCCTATTGTTATAGAGTTACGAACTAATACTTCTTGTGGTGCTGATCCTCAAATGTTGGCAGCGGCTCTTGGTAGAATTGCATACACACTAACCTTTACAACAATAGCCACAGAACGAAACTCGTGACACTGTGGATCCCACAAAACGATAACCCTTTTTATCCCTTACCCGCTGACTATCCAGAACTAACACCTGAAGGTCAAAGAAAGGCAAGGGTAAACGCTTGTCGTTTGTGGACTACAAAAGACAAGACCCCCACTCAATTAGCTGAAGCGTTCGCTGCGAGCTTAAGATTTTTCGATCTTTATTATCTTCATGCAGACGAAACTGTAGATTTTAATCCTCTCTTCTATGATGATGACCCTTTAGAAACCCCCACTTTTCACTATGACATTTTGAAACAGTGGGCTTCTTCGCCACGAAATATTTGTATTGCACCACGGGGTTCTGCTAAGTCTTATCTTGTAAGGAAGGCTTGTTTACTTCGAATGTTGACTCGTCCCATGTATACAATCCTTTACGCAACATCTACGAATGATAATGCAAGAGGTACGGGTCAAGCACTGAAGGATCAATTCCAACATAACCAACGGTTACATGATGATTGGAATCCAGAGTTCCCAGACAATCGTCTTGTTCCCAAAAGAGGTGAAGCACCCTTCGGAACAGAGATGATGCAACTAAGAAACGGGAGCTGGCTTCGAGCTATCTCCGCTGAATCAAGACAACGTGGTGGACGACCCAGACGCTACGTATTGGACGACCCAGAATATGACCCAAAAGCATCAACATCAATGTCACTCATCCGACAGTATATGGATGATCTTCTTTTCAAAGTGGTTCTACCTATGGTTATGCGCGCAGGTTGTGGTGTGGATTGGTTGGCTACTTTCGTATCTCGTCGTCACTATGCTTGGCATGCTCTACAAACTCAACAGGACAAAGCGGGTGAACAAATTGCGGCAGACCCTAGATTCAATCTTTGGTCAAGAATGATTGTTCGTGCGGCATACGAAGAAGAAGACGGAACAGTTATTTCGTGTTGGCCCGACATGTGGCCAGCCACTCGTAAGATTAAAGAAGAAGATCCTAGACTTAAGGATAGAGTTTCCTTAGAAGAAATACGTGAGATCATCGGCACTCCCAACTTCTTGGCTGAATATATGGCAAGACCCGGTGAGGGGGAAGGTACATTCTTCCCTCACCTCACCAAGGAACGTCACGGGTGGTGGTACGAACAGGTAGACCCCGCTCTAGATATCGACCCTTACGTAAGCAATACATTAATTTGTTATTACTCCGGTGAAGAACTGGTTAAGAAGCCCATGTGTAACTTCCTAAACATGAACCGTTTATTCTTAACAGTAGATACTTCATTCACAGCGACCGCAGACTCCGACTTTAAGGTTGCTTGTGTCATGTGCATCAATTCTGAGAATGAACTCTTCGTGTTGGATGTGTGGAGTGCTCAATGCCGAGAAGATCTCTTGCTGAAAGAAGTTATGAGGTTGGGGGATCATTGGAGAACCCCCACTATCCATGTAGAAGCTATTAAACAGGGATTGGGAATCTATAATACACTGGATTCTTTGGTTAGGACTCGTGCTAAAGAGATGATGGGGGTAAGTCACTTACCAGCCGTTAAGAAATTAAATCCTGGAATGATAGAGAAGACCACCAAGATTGCATCTCTTTCACTAAGATTCGAATTTGACAAAATAAAATTACCTTTATGGAAGGCAGATTCTCCCTCTAGAAGGTTAAAAGACCAGATAGAACAGTTTAATCCTGACGCAAAAGATGGTGGTTTACAGCATGATGACGAACTTGATTGTGTTTGTATGAGCCAATTTGTTATTAAGGGTAGGCTTTCTCAAGTGAGAAAACTACAACTAGAGAACAAAAATGCACTTGAAAGGCTCAAGAACGGTGAAGTTATAGATGAAGATTTGGGTACCCCTATCGCTCACGGCATTGACTGGAGTAGAGTGGGGGCCGGAGAAATACAAGATATTTTAGATAGGAACATTACAGATGATACCGACAACACCACAAGAGTATGAACATAAGAACTGCGTAGTTGTACCTTTAGCATTTTTCGATAAACTAATGAGATGTTACTATGGTACTGGACCCCGCGATGGGGATCCAGAATATCAACTTGTACCCGAAAATAGAACTACTGAGGTTATACCCGAGATTTCTAAACTAAAAGATATTACAATAGAAACAGGATCGCCTCATGGTTATAAACCTAGAGGGATTGCAGCAGAAAAGTTAAAGGCAAAAGATGGCACTAGACACCATAAAACTACCGAAGAACAAGACTGATCTAGCAAGAATAATAGATGAGCATGCTGATAGAGAAGAGGCTCGTCTATCGTATAGGAAAATCATGTGGCTCCTCGCTTGGCATTACCTTGCGGGGGCTCGTAGATTTGATGTATTTGATCCCGGAACAGGTGCATTATCCCCCCACTACTTAGATGAAGAGGGGAACATGGAATTTCAGTCTCAAGAAATGCTATCTGCTATAGATAAAGTTTCGGGTAGGTTGGCCTCGTTAGACCTTAGACCTAAAGTTATGCGTAAAGGTATATCCCTAAATAGTATTAGAGAAAGAGCTTTAAGTCAGATCCTAATGGATCATGTTATTTCTAACGATCAACTAGATAAAATTAAAACGCAATTTGCCCATATCTTTACATCTTTAGGTTCTTGTGGTATAGCGGGACACATGACCAATGGTAAAACTGTTGGTCTGGTTGCAGATCTTGAGGTTATACACCCAAGAGAACTCTTCCCGTTCCCGTCGTTAGGGGCAGACTACACCAAAACTCGTGGGATGATGAGACAACGAACCGTTCCTCTAGAATTTCTGGAAGAAATGTTTAATAAAAAACTAGGTAAGAATCTCAAGAAGATGGAGTGGTGGGAATCCAACATCGGAGAGATTGAGGAGAACGCTGAGGGGAGTGGGGGGCAACAAGGTAAAGAGGTTAAATATCACAGTGACACGAGTCAATCTAGTGTTAGTCCTCATAAAGACCAAGCGGCAATTGTAAAGATTAGAGAACTATGGACGTTTGGAGTGGGGGAAACAGTAAGTAGATATGTGGTTACAAGTGGTGAACACGTATTACATGATGAGGCTTTTGAAGATCAAGAAGTCTATTGCCCAATTGGTTTTGCGAGGTTTATCGAGAACGGAACATTCCATGGAGCAGGGCTTTTTGATCTTCTTTTCTCTTTAAGTAGAGAGATGGAACGATTACTTAAGTCACTCTTTAATAATGTTAGAGATACTGATAGATATGGCGTACTTGTTATGCCTCAAGGTCAGTTTAATGATAGAGCAATGCTACGGGATGTGGGTTCGGGATTGAGGGTTCTTCCATTTGAACCCGATCCTGTGGTAGAAACATTCCGACCTTTCAATATTACTCCTCACAATGCAGGGGATATTCCCGGTAAGACAGCAGCGTTTGCTAAAGACCTTATAGATAAGATGAATCCTGTACAAGACCTTATTCGTGAGAAGGGTCGTGTGGATTCTGGAGTGGGGCTTTCATTCCTTGATGAACAGATTAACAAGGCAATGACTAATCCAAGTAGGGGTATCGAACAAGCATTCTCTGGTTGTTATAAATCTGTATTGGCTTCTGCGGTTAGAGTACTTATGGATAATCCAATAAGTATCCCCGTGTCTGATTTGAATCTCGAAATGGCAGGAGCCGTTATTAATGCAGAGAAAAGTGAAATTCAATTCCAAGGGCAAAACCCATTACCTTCACTTAAAAATATCTCTATCTCTATTAAAGAGATGAGTCCTCGTTCAATGGTAGCCCGTAAGCAAGAAGCACTTGAGATGCTCAATGCGGGTATTGCAGACCCCGACTCCTTTAAGATATTAGCCCTTAAAGAAGGATTAGACTTTGCTGTTTGGTTGGACGAAGAAAAAGCAGCATACGATATGATTGTAAGGAACTGTTTGGTTCTTTATGGTGATGGTCAAGACTCAGGACAAATTATCTTAACCCCCCATAACGCTAAACCAGAATTCCAACTACGAATTCTCGTAGCGTTTATGAGTGGACCTATTATGAGTATTGCTTCTACAGAAGTTCAGAATGAATTCATCGACTTCAAACAATTTCTGTTAGAATCTACAGGTGCAATGATGCCAGAAGGTGTACCCTCACCAATGGAGGCAGCAATGATGCAACAACCACAAGAGGGAATGGGTATGGGTCAAGGTGGCCCGATGCCGTTCCCACAACAAGGAGCCATGTAAATGTCTGAAGAACAAGTAAATGAAACAACCGAAACCAACGAGGCAGTTGAAACTTCTACTTCTCCCGCTATAGATTTAGATTCTACAGTTAAGGTAGATGGCGAAGAAATTTCCGTTAGAGATTTAATTTCTACCAGAGATGAAGTCACACAACTTAGAGAGTATAATGATCACGCTAAAGTTCTTATCTCTCCTACAGGAAGCGATGATGTTAGTAGAGAGGGTGCGGTTCGTTACCTTATGAACAAAGAGGGGTATACCCCTCAAGATATTGAAGAGTATATTCAATGGACAAACCAAGAACAACCAGAAGAAGTTGCACAAGAACCAACTCTAGAATACCAAGAACCAACTCCAGAATACCAAGAACCCGAAGGTGACTTTTATGACCCCGAACAACTTTTACAACAACAACACCAAGAAGAGCAGTATAGGCTGCAACAGGAGCAATTAATGCACGAACAAGATCAACAAAGAATGAATCAAATTGAGGATCGTCAACAGCGTCTAGGTGCTGAGATGATGAAGAAAGAACTCAATAAAGCCCTTAACGATACCATGAGCAATAATATTAGTATAAAGAAACTTATAGGTTTAGAGGGCGAGGGAGATAATAGACAAGAGGTGCTAAAACATGAAGTTGAAGCAACAATGCTTGAGTCCCTTAGAAACCGTAGAGCAGCGGGTGAAAACTTTAATCCTACTTGGTTTACTGAGGAGGCTGGTAAAGCGGCCAAAACAGTGTATGATAAATTTCGTTCGGTAATCGGAGATCCTGATAAGATTCAGAGGTCACCGGAAACAGCAACAGATAGTGATAGTTTGTTTAATAAACCTCCAGTAGATCCTCCTAAGTATGAGAAGGGTGACAGCATGGGCGACATTAATGTCAAGACCCGTGAATGGACACTCGATACATTGCTTAGGGGTGCCAGAGATGGCGCGGCTGGGGGAGAATCGAAAGCTTAAATTAATTAAGGAATATTAAGATGGCAGCAGTAGCAGGTTCGCTCTTCAACCTACATGAAGATCGTATCGAAGAAGTCATCAATAAGAACGTTGAAATTTTCCTTCCTGGACTAGATCCGATTTGGAGAGATCTTATCTCTACAAGTCAAGGGGTCGGTCCTGCTGATGCACTAGGTCGTGACCTAAAAATACTTAAAGTGTTTATGGGTTCAATGGCTGGTGTTCTTGAGCAGGGTGCTCCAAGGGGAGATCTCACTCTTTATGGTGACGATACAGATACACATGGTGGTCGTCTATATACTCAAAATCTCGCACAAGTTTGGCCTGATCCCACCGAAGGTCCAAATGCCGCGCCATACCGTCTAGGTATTGGTATGCGTTCCATGATGTCTAACATCATGTTCACGCTTGGTGAAATGCAAGCAGAAGCAAGTCCCGCCTTTATTGGTGAGATCATTGCTCCTAAACTAGAAGGTTTTGGTCGTAATATAGCTCATACTCTTTGTAATTATTGGTACTTAAACCAAAACGATGATTACGCAATTTGTCAAATCAACAGTCTAGCCGCTTCAGGTTCAGGGCCATATTACTTGACATTTACTCCAAGTAACGGTGCAGTTGACCGCTTCTATGTTGGTCAACGAGTCGATATTTGGGATGATGACAGTAGTGCTCCGGACATTGATGATAGTGCAGACGGGTTGAAAAACTCAACCGACGGTGCAACTACGGGTCGCTTAAAAGTATTCGTTGACTATGTTGACGAACTTAAAGGCGAAGTCCGACTCGTTTCTGCAGTTGATGCATTTACTGCATCAGGTTCAGCACCAGTTGCTGTAGCGAATGACGATTGGATTTTATTCGCAGGTTCTATTGATGAAACTTTAAATACCTCTTCTGGTTTTGCAGGTGTTAATAGTTGGTTAAAATCTGGTTCTGGCGGTAATAACAATTACCTTCTAGGTGCTGATAAAGACGGTTCGACTAGTAATCAAATCGATGTTACGGCACACCCAGAGTTTAAATCATTCACGAAAGGTAGTGTCGGTACTCTTACCGAACACAAACTTCGTCAATACTTGCGTCGATTCCACGCAGCCAAAAACAAGTACGGTCAATACATTGACTGCTTGATTGCCAGTGATGGTGTTTGGTTGAATTATGAATCAACGAAAATTGGTCGTGAAATTTTGGATCGAACTGGTAAGCTCTCGAGCGTAACTAGTGAAGGTTCAAGTGAAGGCTTCAAATTCACCTTTGATGGTCGTTCATATACTGGTTACACCTCAACTTATGTTGAAGATGGTTCAGTATACGGCATCCGAAAAGGTGGAAATAACTGGAAGAAGTACATTCCTCCAGCCGTAGCCGGAACAAGCAAATTTGCAAAAGCAGATGGTGCTCCTTTTGAATTCATTGCTGGTGCTCTCACCGGTACTGGTACTAACAAATTGCCAATCTATAATACAGATGGTAGTTCTGGTGGTATCACACGAGTTACAGAAGGCGTTCAAATGCCCGGTCAAATGAGAATGCAATTAGTTCCAGATCAACCTGCTGGCATGAAGCTAACAGGTGTCAGTTATGACAAGATCTATAGTGCTAATTAATCCGTAAACATATCCTCCTGTGTTGGGAAAGAGGGCTTGCC